TTCGGTACTGTTATGAAAGAACTAGTAGGAGCACCAAGAGATATTGCTATTGCAACCTTTGGCGGAATTAAAAATTCCGGCGCTGTTGCTGCTGCTAACTCTAATGCTCATGCACTTACTGCTGCATCTGCTTATCACCCATTCAACACTATGAATGTTGCAGGAACTGTAACAACTAACTCATTTATTAAGAATCGTCTGAGTGCTATTGAGTTCCATCACAAAGCAAGTGCTTCAGCAGCTGATGAAAAGTTTACTTTCCCAGTAACTTCTATGAATATTGAATATACTAACAATATTACATATCTAACTCCTGAGCAAATTTCGGCTCTTAACGAACCTATTGGTCAATTTGCGGGAACTAGATCTATAACTGGTTCTACATCAATGTATCTTCGTAGTGGAGATTTAGAATCTGCAGGATTCTTACGTAATATCAGTGAAGATGCACGTACTAACTCTGCTCAAACATCTAATGCTAATGTTATAATTGGCGGAGCTACAGCTCCATATGTAGCTTTCCAAATGGATGCGGCACAGTTTAGCTTTCCAGCAGTACAAACTGAGGATGTTATTTCTATGAGTGTTGACTTTATGGCACAGGAAACTAGCGCCAATAAAGGAAGTGGCGGAGAAGTCACTATTGTAGCTATCAAAGCTTAATTAAGAATTAATGTGTTTCTGAGGGGGAACACCACATTATTAACCAGAAGAACACCCATTACTTGCGAGTCTAGGTCCCCCCTCACCAAAGACAAGCAGATACGTAGTGGGTGTTCGTTTATTATCCTAGAGGGGAAAAACTATGAGTAAAATTAAAGGCTTAATTGCCAAAGAAACAGCAACTTGGGTCGAGTTTCCAGATATTGAGGGTTTTGAAATTCATCTTCGTTATCTTACACGTGAAGATCTAATGAAAGTGCGTAATAAAGCTCTTACATATAAGTTCAATAAACGTACTCGTCAACGTGAAGAAGAAGTTGACAATGAAAAATTTCTTGAAGCATATGCGGAAAAAGCTATTGCAGGATGGAAAGGGCTTCAGGTAAAGCATTTACCGGTTCTTTTGCCTGTTGACATTTCAACAATGGACGCCGCAGAAGAAGTAGAGTATTCTATGGAAGATGCAATTGAGCTTTTAAAAAATTCAACAATTTTTGATCAGTTCATTACAGATACTATGAATGATTTTGAGCAGTTTTCAGTTAAGAAAGCTGCTACTGACACAAAAAACTAACTGACTACCTCCAAAGCTCTTTTGGGGGTGGTGGTTTATCAGCAGATCAATATCTATTGATGTGCGAACAGATGGGTTGGGAACCAAAAGAGGAAGATTTACCTCAAGACGGTTCTGATCTATCTATAGAGTGTCAACAAGCTCTTACTGTTCTTAACGCTCTTCCTGATATATGGGAAGGTATGAATGGTACTTGGTTAGGAAAAGACTATAGTGGTTTAAGTGCTATCATGGATATTTATGAAATTGATAATAAGCGTACAGTATTTGAGCTACTTAAACACGCTGAATCTATACTAGGAAAATATTACGCACAAGAAGCTAAAATTTCGCGTAGAAGTAAAAAGGGGTAATCGTTGGCAACCATTAGAAATACTATTGATACACAGTTTACAAGTAGAGGTGCTCGAGGCGTACAGCAAGACACTGAAAGTGTAGGTCGTGCACAAACACGTATGGGACAAGCTTCAGCAGGTGCTGGACGCTCTTTTGCCGCTCAATCTCAAGGATTGGGCGGTTTAGTCGGTGCTTATGCCGGTGCTGCTGCTACAGTGTTTGCCTTAGAAGCCGCTTTTACTGCGCTAGCTAAATCTGCTCAAGCTGAAACTATTGTTAAAGGTACTTCTGCTCTAGCTTCTGGTATTGCACAGAGTGGTCCTAGAATTATTAAAACTTTACAAGAGATAACGCAGGGACAGCTAACTATGGCTGAAGCCGCACAAAATGCTAACATTGGTCTTTCTGCAGGTTTTGATAGTACACAAATCGAAGGATTAACTAAAGTTGCTATGGGAGCATCTAGAGCATTGGGTAGAAATTTAACAGATTCTCTACAACGTGTATTTAGAGGTGTAGCTAAACTAGAACCAGAACTTTTAGATGAACTTGGTATATTTGTTAGAATTGAGCCAGCTGTAAATGCTTATGCTAGACAGCTAGGTGTTGCAGCAAAATCACTCTCTCAATTTGAGCGAGGTCAAGCATTTGCTAATGCTGCTATTGAAGAAGGCACTAGAAAATTTGGTATGATAGACGTATCAGCTCCTTCAGCACAAAAATCTTTAGAACAACTAAATACACAGGTTATGGAGCTAGCTCTTGAATTTGGGCAGTTGCTTACCCAGATTCTCTTGCCTTTTGTTAACTTCTTAAAAAATGATGCAGGTAATGCTTTAGTATTATTTGGTGGAATACTATTATTAGTATTTAGTAAAGCACTAACAATGATAGGTGCATTTACTATGGGAGGTATAACTAAGTTTACAGTATTTGCTGATGCTTTTATAGCTAAAACAGGTGGTATGCGAGCAGCTATGGAAGCTTTAAATGCTTCTCAACTACGTTATATGGCAGGTTTAGGTAAAGCAGGTACGGCCGGTATGACAGGTGCAGTAGCAGGTGCATCTAGTGCTGATAGAAAATCTCAGTTAGGTGGTATGGGATTTAGAGCAAATACTATAGATAAAACTGGTAGATTTGATTCAGTAGCGGGTCGTAAAGAGGGTGCCGCAGGTGTTTCTACTCCCAAAATGAGAAAAGAGGCTACTGCGGCTAGAAAAGACTTTATTGCAGGTAATCTAAAAACAGGTAAAGCTGTCCGAGATGCTAGAAGACAATTAGAACTTATGAATACTACCTTAAGAGCTAATAGTCAAGCAAGTCAACAAGCTACTGCTATTATTAGCGCTTTAGCTGGTGCACAGACCAGAATGGGCACAGCTACTCTATTTGCTTCTCGTGCTTTAGCTTTGTTTAAAAAAGCTGCTATAGGTTTAGGTGCCATACTAGGCGGTATAATGAGTGCTATAAGTGGTTTATTTTTAATTCTTGCGGTACTTGATTTAGCTGGTGTAGATGTTTTTGGTAGAATTAAAGATTTTTTTGTAGATAATAGTCAAGCAGCTGCTAATTTTAAGTCAGCGGTAGTTGGTGCTTTTACTGCAGCAGCTGGAGGTGCAGGTGAATTAACAACAGCTTTAAAAGGATTAGGAGCTACTGATGACGAGCTAGAAAAAGTAGGTGATGTAATAAAAGATCTTAGATCAGATCTGATTCGAGAACAAACACGGGTATCGAACTTGCCACTTCCTGGAGGGCAAACTCCCGCTGATTTTGCATCTAATCAAAACTCTGCTCTAGCTCGACTTAATATGGCAAACTCACCGGTAGCAAGAGATCCAGTTTCAGGAGCTGCCACGCTAACCGCTGCTCAGGAAAGTCAAGTAAAAGGTAATATTCGAAGCCGCCGCTCCCAACTAGAAACCAATGCACAGAGCATTACCGATCCAGTAACTAAGCAAAGGGCATTAAACCTTGCAAAAGAAGAAGAAATTAGATTATTAGAATTAGTAAAGGATGTAACAGGAGGTGTTATTGCTCAACAGGCTAGGTTTAACCAACAACTAATTGATGCTACTACTGATGTAAAGTTAGTTACAATAGCACAACGAGAGCACGCAAAACAGTTAGCACTAGTTACTGGTGAAGGAATAAATGCTACTTACGAAATGAGAGAAAGATTAGAACTATTAGCAGCTGCCGTAGAGTTATATGGACAACTTGATGATGCAGTTTTACCCGTTATAGGTAGTTTAGGTCGTTTAACAGGTATTAGACTAGACAGTCTAACTGAAATGTTTAGTAATAAGCCTATTGTTCCAGTTGGAACTACAAATCAACTGCAAAAATTAGAAACAGAAATTACGGCTAATAAAAATAGTGTAAATATATTTGGTATAGAAGTACAAAAAGTTGCTGATAAAAATCAAAAAATGGTATTTAGCTTTGAATCACTTTCTAAAGCTCAACGTGGCTTAGCAGAGTCTGCAGTAATTGTTAGTAACGCTGTTAGACAAGCTAATGATGATTTTGAAAACGGTTCTACATCCGCTGACAAACTAAGTTCTGTTATAGCAGGTGCTAATGCTGCATTTGCTAACAATAAAGATAATATTACACAGTATGCAAAAGAAATTAAAGCAGCATCACATCCTCACAGTCAACTTCAGATGAGTCTAGCAGATGCAACGGATCAAGCTGTAAAATTCTTTGATGTATTAAAAGAGAGAGTTAAAGGTTTAATAAAACTAAGAAATGAATTAAAAAAGATAGAAACTATTTTTAAAGCACTAACTAGCACTTTTAGTGGCGATATAAAAACTATGGATAGTCTACGTTTTTCTGGTTTGATAACTGATATGGGAAACTTAGCTGACGGGTTAAATGGTGTAGAGGCAGCATCTAATGCTGTATTAACATCAATACTTAATGGTAATAACGCATTTAAACAAGCAGCTGATGTAGTTAAAGCATACGATGTAGCTACTACCCTGGCTTTAGAACCTTTAGGATCGTTGGATCCAACGGATCAAGGATTAGTTAAAAATAGAGTAAAGCCTGGATCAGATCAAGTAGCTAATGCGGAAGTTTATAATAAAGCTGTAGCTGCGGGCGCTGGTAAAGTAACAAAGATGGGTATTGCTCTTAAAGATAATCTGAGAGAAGAATTAAAAATACACAATGTTAAAAAACTGCAACTTGAAGTTCAACAGAAACAAGCTAACGTAGCCCAAAAACAAGCAGAAATGTCCGTACTTCAATCTGCACGTGCTAGAGCCGCAACCACAGTTCAAAACACTTTAGTAGTAAATCAAACTACTATGCAGACACATTTATTAGCACAAAAACATGAGCAGTCAAGACTAGATTTTGATATAGCTGTGAGTAATCAAAAATCTGCTAATGCACTTGCATCACAGGCAGGCACTACCTTAGCTGCTCATAAATTTAAAATAGCCCAACTTAGAAATGCTAAAGAAATGTTAATTATAGAGCAAGAACGTGCAGAACTTGCAGATAAACCTTTTGCCACAGATAAAGAACGTAAAGATACAGAACTTGAACTTATTAATTTAAAAAAAGGAATAGCAAAAGATGAATTTTCTATGCGACTTAAAGCAATTAAAGCAGAAGGAGGCGTAGCTGCTGCTAAAAATGCACAAGACCAAAAAGTTTTAAAAGAAAAATATTTTGCTCTGAGACTAGAAGTAATGTTATTCAATGAACAACGTGGAGAATTTTATAATCAAATAGAACTTGAAAGAACCATGTTCACCAATAAACAAGCTGAAGCAACCAACAAAGCAGCCCATGAGGAGACTATGGCGAAAAAAGCTGTAGAGATATTAAAAGCACAAGAAACTTTACAAGGTAAGCAAAGAGAATTAGACACTCTTAATAGAACTGACCAAAGAGCTGCTGATGATTTACAAAGAGAAAATATGTTAACTTTTCTTAAGGGAGTATCTGGTTTTACTGTTGCTATAGCAGAAATGGGCAAAATAGTAAATCAACAAATGGGTATAGAAGGGGCACCTTCTAGTGCATCTCAAGCTGGTCTAGTTGTTGCGAAAATAATAAAGGATGCTGACGCAACACAAGCAGGCATCGACCGGCAGCGGAACACTCGAGACAACCTAAGGACCAACACTACCTCAGGTATTGACACTATAGAAAAAAGCATAATGACTAAAAGAATAGCAGAGGCACAGTCACTTGTTAGCCAAAAGGGTAGTATTAAAGATGCATTAGTAACAACTCAAAAAGCACAACAGTCTAACTTCGACGCTACTATAAGCGAAAAACTTGCTAACAAAGGAAGAGAGCTAGCTCTATTAGATCTACAATTAAAAGGTTTAGAAAATGAAGCTAGTGCCGCCGGTGTAGAAACTCAATATCAAATAATAGAAGCAACAGAAGAATATGATAATTTATTAGTTGGTTTAGGTAATGATACTAAAAATGCTTCAAGAGCACTAGGAACATTTGATACTGATATGATGGCTATAAGCGATACTTTAGATAGTTCACTTATCACTGCTTTTTCTGACTTAGGAGACATAATGTTAGGTCTTGGAGATGAGACTAAGAGTTTTGGTCAACAAGTAACAGATGTGTTCAGAAGCTTTATGATGAGTATCATAAAAGAAATACAAATGCAAATGATTGTTAAGCCACTAGCGGGTATGGCACAATCAGCTATATCAGGTTTCTTTATGGCGGGCGGTGGACCAGTTCACATGGCAGCAGGAGGCTCTGTTCGTCATATGGCAGATGGTGGACAAGTAAATGCACTTCGTGATAGAGTTCCCACCATGTTAGAACCTGGCGAGTTTGTAATACGTAAAAATTCGGCTAAATCTATAGGACGTAGCAAACTAGGTCAGATGAATTCGACTGGATCCGCTAGTGCGGGCAACGTGCAATTTAATATTGTTAATGAAGGTTCTGCTAAACAAGCTGAACAGCAAGGACCAGCTAAAATTGATACTGATAAAATCGTAATTGATGTTGTAATGAGAGATCTGGCTAACAATGGTCCCATAAGAAAAGCTCTTAGAAATGGATAAACTATGACTACTCCTATATACCCTGATGATGCAATAGCACCTATAACAGCTTTTTCTGTGGTAGCTACTACTACTTTTAATAATACTGGAGCAACTAGAATAGCTTTTAACTTACCCAGTACTGTTACTAGTAAAGGTGAAGTTACCGCTTTTGATGATGGTATTCTACAATCTACTAGTACATATTCTTTAGCTAATGCAGGACAAACAATAACTTTTGCTGCAGCACCTAATGCTACTCAGTTAGTCGTAAAAACAATATCACTACCAGAAAGATACAGATTAACTAGAACTTTTCCCGATGTAGATGCAGTAGATTTTAGTAATACAGCTCCTACAGTGATCAATGGTAATAACTATATTATTAATGGGGTTACAGAAGCTTTTTCTTTTCCTGCTATTGTTAATGTTACTAGTACTAGTGACTTTATAGTATATGCTTCTGGTGTTTTTCAACAGCCTACTTCTTATACTTATCCTTCTGTTACTTTAGGGTTTCAGGGTATAGATATAGGTGATAATGCAGCTGTAAACTTATTAACTAATTTTGCAGGTAATTTAACAGACTCAAGTCCTAAAGAACATACAGTGCAAATAAATACTGGCTCTGCTAGTTTTAGTAGTTCTAATGTAGTGCTAGATGGTTCTAAATTTATAGCTGTAATAGGTTCCGGTAGTAATTTTAATGTAGGAGAAGAAAAATCATTTACTTTTGACACTATTATAACTCCTGATTCAGGAACTAGTATGAGTTCTAATCAAACTGTACTAACTCGTCATAATAGTGGTACAAACTATTATGCTCTACGTACTGTAGGATCAAATGCTAATGTAGGTTTTGTAATAAATAAATCAAATAGTATAACAGAAATATATGGTGGTAATTGTAATGGAGGTACTTCATATAGTGTTGCAGTATCTTATGATAAAACTACTTCTAACTTACGTTTATATGTTCAAGGTAAATTAGTTAAACATGTAAACTATAATCCTTCAGTAGCTACTTTTCCAGGCGGTTCGTTAGTTATAGGTGCTAATAATTCTGTAGCTGGTGGGTCTATTACTAGTCAGGAGAGATATAAAGGTAAAATTGAGTATATACGTATGGCAGATGGTGCCAGATATAGAACAGCTACTATTAATGCAGTTACTACTACCGCTACTGTAATAGGAGGAGCCCCAATGGGGGCTATAGATGTAGCAGATACTTTATCTGTTAGAGTATTTGATGCTTCTGTTACTGTTTCAGATAGATTTAATTCTATGGTCGATAGAAAACCTGATGGAGGATTTGGTACTCAGAAAGTATTTAATGTAACAAAGTTTAAATCTCAATCTGGATATGAAAAAAGAAGATTAAATTCTAGAAGAGGTCTTAGAGGCTATAACTTACAATATACTAATGTATCAGGAATAGAAAGAACAGCAATTGAAAATTTTTATACTGCTAGAAGTGGAGAGTTTGAAGCTTTTAGTTTTGACTTGTCACATCTAAATGAAAGTGGTACAATAACTACAAGATTTGACGGAGGATTACAAATAAATCAAGTACTATCCGCTGGATCTTCTCTAACTGAAAACTTCTATACAGTTAGCTTTAAATTGCAAGAGACATTTGATTAATGACTGCTAGAAATTATGATATAATATTAACTGTTCCTAGTACTACTGGATTTTTTTCTGGTAATATTATAGTAGGTTCTACAAGTGCAACTTCAGGTTTTCTTGCAAATGTTAATGCTACTGCTAAACAATTAAAAGTTAAATTAAATAATGTATTACAAGAGTTTCATACCAGTGAGACTATAACCTCAATTAGTTCTATTGTAGGGGGTTCTAGACTTACTACCACAGTATTTACTCCTATCTTAACAATTAATAATATTAGTGCTGCAGTATCCGCTCGTACTGCAGGAACCTATGCTATTAGTGCCTCTGATTACACAAAAACAGGTGTAGGTACTGGTGCAACTTTTTCTATAGTAGTTAATAGTTCTGGTGCAGCAGCAGTTACAGTTATTGCTGGTGGTGATAGATTCGTTATAGGAGATATTATTACTGTTGCTGATAATAAACTTGGAGGTGGAGGAGCTGCTGTCTTAACCTTTAAGGTTGCTAATATAGGAGGCACAGCAGGTACTAGTAAAACAATTACAGGCATAACAAGAGCTAACCCAGGTGTGGTAACAGCTAGTGCACACGGATTTAGTACAGGAAATCGTATTGCATTTTCAAGTGTAGTAGGTATGACACAAGTTAATGGAAATGTTTATACCATTACAGTTATAGATGAGGATAGTTTTATTATTTTTGTTAATACTACTTCATTCACTGCATACTCAAGTGCAGGTACAGCAAGTTTTATTACTACTTTAACAGTTGCTAATACTATAGGAATAGATGCTGGCTACTTAGTTAGCTCTCCAAATAGTAATGGTTATACAGGTACACAAACTGTTACGAGTGTAGATAGTACTACTCAGTTAACCATATCTGATGTTCCAAATAGTATTCCTAATGGAGAAATATTATTTATTGATATATCAAGTAATTTAACATCTGTTCCTTTTACTTCAAATATATTTGTAGGAAGTCAAACAACTGCTTCAACTTCTATTAGCTCACAAGTTCCTAGCCCTTTTATAGCTGAAAAAAATGCATTCACACAGAATCCTGTTGTTCGCTTATATGATATATATTACCCAGGTGAGTGGTTTCCTCCAGATCGGCACGGTAATCCTACTGGTGAAGGCACAGGCAGATCTTGGCCTACTAATTTTCCTTTAAAATTTGCAGATATAGCAGGAGATTTAGTATCTGATTTAAAATATAATGTAACTTATGATGGAGAGTCTTATATACCTTTTCCTATAGATATAACTAGCATTAAACAAAATCAAGATGGTAAAATTGACGATCTTACTTTGACAGTATTTAATGTAGACAATATCGTGTCTGCTTTAGTAGAAGATCCTTTTATTGTAGGTAATAATATAACTTGGTCTTGTGTGGCTAATGTTAATGGTGCTCCTTGTCACGGAATTGATCCCAGAACTATTAATGCGTTACCTGCACAGGTAGGTAACGCAGGAGAAATTGCTTTTGATACTCTGACTAGAGCCCGTGCTAATGGTTTTGCATACAGTGCAGCTATAGAAGGCTTATACGGTAAATCTAATTCCTCTTGGAATTATGAACAAACTATATCTTCTCCAGCTACTAACGGTACTAAAGGAGTTTGGGAAATACAAAAAAATGACTCTAGAGATATTCAAGGAGGAGTAGTTAAGATTAAAACTACTTTTGCTAATTTTTTAGATGTATGGCCTGAACATAGTAGTATTAAGTATATTACTTCAAATGTAGTTGAGGTATATAATGCTATGCCGTATAGAGTAGGAGATACGATAAAGTCTGCAAAAGGTCCTAGTAGTGCAACTATACAATCTATACAAGAGAATAGATTTTTATTTTTATCAGATGTTTTAGAAGGTAATACTACTATAGGTGATGAAGTTTTTATAGTTAATGCGGATGTGGATACAGAATCTTATGTAGAAGATGTATTTAAGATAGATCATTTAGAAGAATTAGGCGGTGATACTGCCTCATTTGGTTTAGTTACATGGTTACAGTATTTTAAGCAAGTAACTCCTAGACGTAAATACTATAAAAATACTTGTCAATGGCAATATAAAGGTGAGGAATGTCAATATCCGGGACCTGCAGGTGGTACTATACCTGGTACCTCTCTTACTGCTAATAATAATCCTATTGCTGCAGATAATACAACTGCATCAGGCCCTGAAGGTGATATATGTGGTAAAAACATATTAGCTTGTACTCTTAGAAACAACTCTATACACTTTGGAGGCTTCCCTGCAACAGGACGTACAATTCCCAAACAATAAAATTAAAGGTTGTATACTTCCTTGGATGCATATTTTTGGAGGATTAACTGGTAATTTTTATTTATGTTGCCATGCACAGTTCCAAACAGGTACTACTATAGTAGGAACCTATGAACAATCTTTAGGTGATATATGGAATAGTGATCAATATAAAAAAACACGTTTAGATTTTTTAAAAAATAAAATACCTAGTGAATGTATAAAAGCATGTTATGAAAAAGAAAAACAAGGTAGTGGTAGTAACAGATTACAAGTTAATAAAAGATTTGCTAAAGATGCATATCTACAATCTCAAACTAATGAAGATGGAAGTTTAGATAATAAACCTACATATTTAGATATTAGATTTGGAAATTTGTGTAACTTTAAATGTAGAATGTGTGGTCCTGATGCCTCTACTAGCTGGTATAAAGATACCCTAGAAACGGGATGGTCTAAAACTATGGACTATTATACTGATAATAAAGATTTTTGGGCAGATATTCCACAATTTATTCCTAACCTAGAAGAAGTATATTTTGCAGGAGGTGAGCCTTTTATACAAGAAGGTCATTATAAAATGCTTACTTTACTTATAGAATCTGGTTATGCTAAGAATATACATATAAGTTATAATACTAATTTAAGCTACTCTAAATTTAAAAAATATAACTTACCTGAACTATGGGCTCACTTTAAAAAAGTATCTTTATGGCCTAGTGTAGACGGATATGGAAGTCGCGTAGAGTATTCTAGAAAGGGATTATCCTGGTCTAAATTTGAAAAACATGCTATTATGTTTAAGAACAATATAACTACGATAAGCTCTGTAATAAGTATATATAGTATAACATCAATGCCTAACTTAATACTATGGTGTAAACGTAATAATTTTAATTTTTATGGCACAACATTAATTGAACCGTCTGAACAAAAGGTTACTTGTCTGCCTAAAGAAGCAAAACAAGATATAATAAAATTATATAAAAAGTTTACTAATGATTATAAAAAATTATTAACTAGGCACGATATAGAACAGATTAAAAGTTGGCTATCTTTTATGGTTAGCACTGATGATTCTTATTTACTGTCTACATTTAAAAAAGAACAAGAAAGATTAGACTCATTACGTAATGAGTCATTTATTAAAACTTTTCCGGAATTTACATCATGGTACGAAACTATATAGGTCTACCTCATTCTTATACTGATATTAATTGTATAACTATAATTAAAAAATTCTACAGTACTGAACTATCTTTAGAATTTTCTTTGCCAGATTACCCCCTATCTGCGCAATGGATTAAGCATTTTACTCCTGATAGTATTGATAATTGGGCAGCTCAATGTGCTAAAAAAGTAAGTTTGACAAACGCTAAAGATTATGATGTAATGACATTTAAGTCAGAAAAAAGAAATTTAATAACACATTTTGGTATGTATTTAATGCCTTCTAAAATGTTACACGTTCAGGGAGGGGGAATTTCTCGTGTAGAAACTTTATCCGATTATTGGGTAGAGAGTATACATGCGATTTATAGACATGACAGCTTGGTATAATAAATACAAAGATTTTCCATATTTACATTTAGGTAATGATGCAGAGACTGGGATTGATTGTTTTAATCTCTGCAAATTAGTGTATCTAAACGAATTAGAAATAGATATTCCTTACACAACAGATTATTTTTGTAAAATAGTAGATGAAGATTGGTATAGTAAGACTCAAGAAAGATTATTTGAGCAAGCAGCTACGGACGAGTATGGTTGGATAAAAGTAAAAGAACCACAGCCTTACGATATTATAACTATGAGTTTAGGATCTACTAATGTAACTAATCACTGTGCATTATATGTTGATAGATCTAAAATACTACAAACCATGATAAAACATAAAAGTTGGATTGCGCCTTATGGTAACTATTACAAACAATATACTACGGGGGTATATAGATGGAAAGATTTTTAAAACTTAAAGAAGATATGAATGCACATGCTATGCTAGACTATCCTAGAGAATGTGTAGGAATTATAACTAATGATTTTAAATATATACCATGTAATAACATCTCTCACATACCTAAACACACTTTTATACTAGACCCTGTAGACTTAGTAAAAAATGATGGAAATATATGGGGTATATTTCATTCTCATCCTGGAGAAGAAAATCCTTTACCGAGTAAGGAAGATAAAATAAGTGCTGCTTTTAACGAATATAAATTTATAGTAGGATTTAATAATAAATTCTTTACATACTGGTTAGACCATAACGTAGACGCACTCATGTTTGATGAGTTTAAGGAAGAACATCTTGTTAATAAATCTTAAAATACATTCAGCTTATAGTAAATTCTTTGATAATAATATATATACATTTGAAGCTACGATAGCTTCTGATATTATACGTTATATTAAAGGGGTGCATCCTAAGTTTTCTAAATATATGACTCAAGTAGGTTCTGGAGAGGTTATTGAGCCTTTCTGTTTATTAGATAATAATTTAAAGATAATCAATAAAGATATGATAGATATTAAACATTTTAACGATGGTGATACTATCCATTTAGTGCCTGCTATAGCAGGCGGAGACGGTAAAAAAATAAGAAATGCTCTTCTTGTGATAGCGGCTATATATATCTTGGTAAATACTGGTGTACCTCTTGATCCTATGACTGGTGCAGCAGCGGGAGATGTAGCAGCTGGAGGTTATGCAACAGCAACAGCAACAACAGGATTAAGTACTATGCAAATGGTAGGTCTTCAAGTAGGTTTGTCAGCTGTCTCAATGTTACTGACTAAATCTCCAGCAAGGAGAGAAAGTAAACAAACAGAGTCTACAACAAGAGATAATGGTATGTTTGGTTCTTTAACTAATACTTCTACAAGTGGGACACCTATAGCATTAATTTACGGACAACATAGAGTAGCAGGTCAATTTTTGAGTGGTTATATAACTAGTATTGCTCATGGTAGTGGTGACCCTATTAGTATAGGAGAGCAATTTGATGGCGTATAGAAATTTTACTAATTATTCTAATACACAAATACCTATTATACAAGGAGCTAAAGGCGGTAAAGGTGGCGGAGCAGAGCCTCATACTCCTATAGAGCATTCTCAAGACTTATTTTCTACTGATATACTTTTTGTAGTTGTAGGAGTAGGAGAAGGACCTATATATAGAATTAATCCTAATGGTCCTCAAGATATACAATTTTCAGATAATTCTATAGATGATTTATTAAATCTTGATGGTAATGGTCTTGAAAATACTAAAAAATTTAAAACTCTATCTACTACAGGAACTACTACACAAGGAAGATTAGATGTATTCGGTGAGGCAACTATTACCCCTCAAAATTTTGCTTCTCCTGTAAGTTTAAAAAACGGCAGTTCAGGTATTCCCGCATCAGGAGTTACTTTACAGGAAACTTCTGCTAAAGATTGGGATTCTTTAGAATTTATGTTTAACATTCAGGGTTTACGAAAAATAACTGATAAAGGCGATATACTACGTCATAGTTTATCTGTACGTATAACCGTATTTGACAGCCTAGGACAAACTCAAATTACTACAACTGATAAAACTATAAGCGGTAAAACTGATAGTAGCTTTAAGTTTATGATTAAAATTCAAATACCTGAAGCCCGTAAAAGTGTTAATGGATATAGATTTACTATAGAAAAAACTTCTTCAGATTCTACTAGCTCTGGTACAGTAGATAGTGTAGTATTACTTGGCTGGAATGAAATAGAAAATTCTCCTCAATCTTATCCAAGAACTGCTCATATAGGTTATGCTTTAAAAGCTACCGATGAGCATAACGGTATACCTAATTTTTCATCTTTAGTTAAAGGTCTCTTACATAAAGTACCTACTAATTATAATCAACCTACTTTAGTAACTGGAGAAATTGACTGGAGACATGTAGAAGTTACTGCAACTGGTGCCACTAGTTCTGCTACTGCTGGTTATTTTATGCAACAATCAGGAACAGCAGTTCAAACAAGTACTAATATTAATATATATGCAGGAACTTGGGATGGAACTTTTGTGTATTCTTGGTCACAAAATCCAGTATGGATTATATATGATATATTAACAAATAAAACTTATGGACTTGGAGTTCCTGAAGATACTATTGATAAGTATAGATTTTATCAAATAGCTCAATATTGTGATGCTTGTGATGTTACAACTGGTAACTTTGTAGGTGTACATGGATTATCTGATGGTTCATTTAAATACAAACCCAGAAATACATTTACTGCAATTAGAGAAAATCAAATTGGATTACTTCAAGGAACTAAAATTAAAGAAAGAAGATTTATCTTAGATGTTGTTATTGCAGATCAAAAACAATCTTTTGATACTCTTAATACATTAGCAGCAAGTTTTAGAGGTGCTATTGTATATGCTCATGGCAAAATTACTTTAGCATGTGACCTACCTGATGAAACTCCTGCTATGATATTTAACGAGGCTACTATGCAACAGGGTAGTTTTAATATAGGCGGTAATAAAGAAAGTGATATTGTAACAGGTGTAGACGTAAGTTATATTGATACTACCAATCATTATAAAAGAGAAACAATACGTGTTGATCAAGAAGGTAGTAATGATGGTGTTATAAAAGCAGAAGTAGAAAATATAGTATCTTTAGACTTAGTAGGTTGCACTAGAAGAAGTCAGGCACTTAGATTTGCGCAATACCAAATTGCGGCTTCTAGATATATACGAAGAACTTGTACTTTTACAACTAGTACCGATGCTTTAAGTCTTATTCCAGGTGATGTTATTGGAGTAGCAACTCAAAGCGGTGGTATAGCTTATGGTTTTGGTGGTAAAATTCATGCAACTTCTCCAGTGCAGTCAAGTAATACTAATGTATTTTTAGAACATTTTACTGTACCTTCTTTAGCTACTACTACTTTTACAGCAAACACAGGAGCTCTTGTATTACGAGTAATAAAAGTAAAAGATGAAAGAATTGATTTATATATACTATCTAATGGTAAGGTAGGAGTTGGCAGTGGATTTGCACTAAGTAAAACTGATAATGTTAATTCCGGATTTGATCTAGCTACTGTAAACCCTATTAAAAGATATAATAATATAACTAGAGTCTGGGATAATTATACTGCATTTACTGCTAATACTGTTCCTCAAAAAGGTGACTTATGGACTTTTGGGGAACTAGAAACAGAATCTGACGTATATAGATCTAAAAGTGATAAACTATTTAAAGTATTAAGTATTAATAGAGATACTAAGGATGAAACTGTTCAGGTAGCTGCATCAGAATATATATCTAATATTTATGTTGACTCTGATACATTTATTGATTATAAACCTACGTCTTATACCGATATACAATCTGGCCTTACTGTTCCTCCTGTACCTAACTTTACATTTGAAAGAAATCCTAGATCAAAAGCAGATGGTTCTATTGTTATGGATGGTTTACTATCAACTTCTACTGAAAAAGATGGATTTGGTATAACCTATACTACTCAGTATGATATATCTAGACCTACTGCTACTAGTTTAGTAGCTAATGCAAATTTATCAGGAACTAGTGGACAAACTATTCATATAGAGCACTCTAACGTACTAGTAGGAGATACAAATACTATAACTCCTGTAAGTGTAACAGGTAAAAATGGTTTTAGTAGTATAATAGGAGAGATAAAGTTATTATGTACTTCTATAGCGGTTGTTGATACTGCTAGTGGTACTTTAGATGGTAATGTACAATTAACTTTACAAGGCTTTGGACAAGTATTTGATGAAAATTTTCAAACCAGTATACTAGACGCTAATGATAGTGATGTATTTGGTGCACTAAAAGGTACTGATCATCTTACTATACCTATTAAGGAAAAAACCGAACAACAAGGCTTGTTGAATTTTGTAGGATATGCAGGAATCATAACTAATCTTAGTCAACCGATATTAGGTTTTACTCTAGCAAACGATACAATAAAAATAGAAAATAAAAAAACTGAAGAGGTAACTTTAGTTAATAAAATACCTAATGCTCCTTTTTATGTTACTTTAAACCAACTTTTAGATTCTAGATTTTATTCAAATAATAGTTTTTATGTATCTGGTTATGAAGATACTTATATAAAAAATGGTGAAATAAATGGTAGTGAAACTATTATAGAGCTGCCTGTAAGCCCTAGAGATAAAGCTTTTGTTAGATTATTTGTAGATGGTATAGAAAAAAGTATTGGTCAGTTTGTATTTAATAAAAATGATACAGTTGCTGGTAATGCAAATGTAATATATACAAGTAGCGCTTCTGAAACATTTTTTAGAGCTGAGGTAGATTACTATAGTGTTCCTATATTTGAAATAGGAGATAACGTACAGTCTTCTCATTCCAATGTATTTAGTATTTCTAATTCTAGTTATGATCCTCTTTCTGCAAGATATAATGCAGCTTTAAGTGCTAATTATATATATAGAGTACAAACTGCTAGCAAACCTGTTTCTAATTTAGGAGGTTTATCTTTTACAAATATAAGTATAGATCCTATAGGATCTATTAGTAATATTTCTGGCGGATCAGGTACTTTTCATTATGATACTAATGAGTTTCCGGGCAGACTTACTTTAGCTAATAATAGAGTATATAACTTAGAAATTGGATCAGAGTATGAAGCTTTATTTCTTACTAAAAATAAAATAATACCTGATTTATCAATTGGTACTACATCGGTAAGAGCAAGAAATAAAACTAGAGGGGGCAGAACTAGTGCTTTTAATACTAAGAGTTTAAATATTCAACCTATTCCTATACAAAAAGTGACTAATATATCTATTGAAGAATCTTTATATCGTGAACAAACTGGTGGAGTAGCTGTTCGAGTAACTATACAATTTGATCATGTTCTAAAGCAAAATGTTACAGACTATGAAATATCATATAAATTAGACTCAGTAGATAACATCACAGATGGTGCTGTTACAAATGATGGAGGTACAGATTTAACTTCTTTTAATACTGTAAAAGTTCCTGCTATTGGTATAGATGCTGACGGTAAGATTAGATTTACGGTTAATGGTATAAATAGAGGACCAATTAGTGACAGTAGAAATGTTATATTTAGAGTTGTACCTTTAAATAGAGATATAAGAGGTATAACTGCTGTAATAGCTAAATCTATTATAGGTAAAACAGCTCAACCAGCAAATATTTTTAATTTTACTGGTGGACAACAAACTGATCAAATTACTTTATTATGGTCTTATGCTCGTACTACTGATGGAGAGCTAAAAGATATTGATCTTAAAGAGGTAGTAATAAAACGACTAACAGGGGCGCAATCAGCCAGCATTGAGAATTTTGTTGTAGCTGACGGTTTAGTTACTGTATCTGCAGGTACTGCTCGCAAATCAATTCCTATTGATACTTTTGGAGAATTTACTTATCTTGCTAGAACTAGAGATACTAGTGGTAATTTTAGTGATGAGGTAGCTAGTATAACACTAACTACTAGTCGTCCTAATAGAAGTACTGTAATAAGAGCCTATAATGAGGATTCACCTACCACTGCTTTTGCAGGTAGAACTAATGATAATAGTGCAGAAGCTGTTTATCCTTCTTTTACAACTTCTAACAGTGGTGGAGTAG